CAACTTAAATACTAATTTAATTACAGGAGAAAGTTCAATGGAATTATTGAATGATGATACAACAAACTTTTTAACATTAACAAATATTGGACTTTTTGGTAGTTCAACTAATACTTATTATTATTCTAATTTAATTGGAGATGCACAAAATTTAGCAATAGGAAATGTTATATATACTGACAATAGTTTAACAACAACGCTTGCAGCAGGAACATATTATCAGGCAGGTTCTACAGCCAGTACAACATTTTGTAATTCAAGTGGCGATGAAGGGTCTGTTATAGTAAATTCATCAGGAGTAATAACATCAATAGGATGCGCACAACCTTAAAATTATGATTAAAAATATATTAGAATTATTAAAGATAGCAGAAGGAGAAACAGAAACAATTAGAATTGCACAAGGCAAATATAAATTAGCTGAAACCTTTAAAGAAGGATTTAAACAAATTAAAAATGAAATAAAATGGGTCAGAAATTACAAATAGAATTAGAAGTTGACAATAAGGGTGCAATTAAAAGTATAAAATCTTTAAATGATAATTTAGTAAATCTAAATGAAACAACAGAAAATACTAAAAAAAATACTTCTGCATTAAAAAAAGGCTTAATTGCAGTAGGTAGTGCAGGTAAAAAAGTAGGTAAAGGAGGGTTAAAGGCTGTTGCATTTGGTTTAAAAGGAATTGGTAAGGCATATAAAGCTGCTGGGATTGGCTTAATTGTTTCTGCATTTGGTTTATTGTTTGCTGCTTTCAAAGAAAATCAAGCAGTTGTAGATAAGTTTAATGTAGTAATGCAAACTATAGCAAGTGTAGGTAAACAAGTAGGAGATGTTATAGCAGGAGTTTATAAAAACGTATCACAATCTACAGAAAACTTTGATGCACTTGGTAAGGTTTTAAAAGGTGTTCTTGATATTGCTTTAGTTCCAGTTCGTGTAGCATTTCAAACTATCAAAGGCGCAATAATAGGCGCACAACTTGCGTGGGAACAATCTTGGCTTGGAGGTAATGATGATGCAAGAATTGCTGAATTAAAATCACAATTAGACGAAGTAGGTCAAGAATTTATAAACATAAAAGATGACGTTGTTGACGCATCAAGTTCTATTGCAAATAATTTTACAGAAGCAGTAAGTGAAGCAACAAGTATAGCTGGAGATGTTATTGAAGGAGTTAAAGAAATTAGTATTGAAGCAGCTTATGAAAATGCAGAAGCAAATATACAATTAAAAAAATCTGCAGATATTGCAAGGGCAGCTAATCAAGGATTGATAGAAGATTATGATAGACAAGCAGAACAACAAAGACAAATTAGAGATAATGATTTAATAAATATCGAAGATAGAATTAAAGCAAACGAATTATTAAAACAAAAACTTGAGGAGCAAGAAAAATTAATGCTTGAAAATGTAAAAGCTATACAAGATGCAGCACAAGCACAATTTGATTTGACAGGTAAAGATGAAGATTATATAGCTTTATTAGAAGCTAAAAATGAAGTTAAGGCAGTAGAAGCACAAATTGAAGGCTTTATGTCAGAACAAGAATCTAATCGTGTGGCATTGCAAAAAGAAAAAATTGAATTAGCTCAATCGGAAACAGATGCTACAGCAGAAAGGCAAATAGCTGAAAGAAATTTTAATGCAGAAATGATGGAAAATGATGTGTTAAGATTACAAGCGCAACAATCTAATGCTATTAAAGAAAAAGAATTAGAAGAAAAAAGATTAAAAGATAAAAGAGATTCATACCAAGCAGGTACTCAAGCGTTTCAGGATGCACAAAATGAATTAGATGCTTATTCAGAAGAAAGTGCAAGAAATCAAGTTAAAATACAAAAAGATTTAGATAAAGCTAAAGAAACACAAATGACTCAAACTTTAGGAAATCTTGCAACTATTGTAGGTAAAAACTCAAAGTTTGGTAAAGCTATAGCAATAGTACAAGCTATTAGAGATACTTATGCAGGTGCTACAAAAGCATTATCACAAGGAGGTATATTTGGTTTTATAGGTGCAGCAGCAGTTACTGCAGCAGGTATTGCAAATGTAAAAGCTATAACATCAACACCAGACCCAACGCCACCAGCAGGAGCGTCTGTAGGTGGAGGTTCATCAATTCCACCAACACCATCAACACCACCTGCATTTAATATAGTAGGTCAGGGGGAAACAAGTCAGTTAGCAGACGCAATAGGAAGTCAAGCGAGTGAACCTGTTAGAGCATACGTTGTAAGTAATGATGTAACAACTGCACAAGGGCTTGAAAGAAATATTGTAGAAGGAGCAACAATATAAATGCAAAATTTTTAATTTAATACGTTATATAAAATATGAAGATAGTCGAATTGATACTTGACGAAAATCAAGAAGAATCTGGAATCGAAGCAATATCCATAGTTGAAAATCCTGCCATAGAAGAAGATTTTGTTGCTTTAAAAAGTAATGAAATTAAACTTGCAGAAATAGATAAAGAAAAAAAGATATTAATGGGAGCTTTGTTAATACCAAACAAACCTATATATCGAAATAATGGAGAAGATGAATATTATATATACTTCTCTAAAGATACGGTATTGAAAGCATCCCAAATGTATTTGACAAAAGGCAATCAAAACAATTCAACATTAGAACACCAACATTCATTAAGTGGTTTAAGTTTGGTAGAATCTTGGCTTGTTGAAGATGAAGTACACGACAAGTCCAGAAAGTATGGTATGAATGTACCTGTAGGAACTTGGATGGGAGCTGTAAAAGTCAACAATGATGAGGTGTGGAATGACTATGTCAAAACAGGTAAAGTAAAAGGGTTTTCTATAGAAGGCTACTTTGCAGATAAAATGGAACGACCTAAAGATTCTGTTGGATTATCAGAAGATAAAGAAGCAGACGATTTATTAGATAAAATAAAAGAGATATTAACTAATGCCTAAAAAAACATTTTTCCCAAGTCATTCGAGTCCTAAAAGTTCAAGACGTGCTTGTTTATGTAAAGATAAAAATACTTATTCAAGAAAATGTTGTGATGGCTCTTTATGGGCGCAAGGCATAGGAGTTATATCAAGAACAATATGAAAATGCAAAAAAATTAATTAACCACGTTATATATATAATTATGAAATCAACTGAAATGTTAAACCAAATCAAGACGCTTCTAAACATAGAAGTTAAACTTGAAGAACAAAAACTTGAGAACGGCACTCGTGTAGAAGCAGAATCGTTTGAAAAAGGTAAAGAGATATTCATTCTTACAGATGACGAAAAAGTTGCTATGCCAGTAGGAGAATACCTACTTGAAGATGGTAGACTTGTAGTTGTTGCAGAAGAAGGAATTATTGATGACGTTAGAGAAGTATCTGACGAAGTTCCACAAAAGGAAGAAGAATCTAAAGATGAAACCGAAGATTTAGAAAAAGAAGAAGAAGAAATGGAAGAAGAAGCTGACGTTGAAGATTGGGCTGGTATGGAAAAAAGAATTAAAAACCTTGAAGATGCCATTGCTGACCTTAAATCTAAAGTAGGAGAAAGCAATATGGAAGAAGAAAAAGAAGTTGAAATGGAAGAAGAAGTTTCAAGACAACCTAAATCCAGAACAATTAAAGAAGAATTTAACGAAGAAGTAAACGAGCAATTAAAGGAAGAATTATCACAACCTGCTGCTGCTCCAATCAAGCATAATCCAGAAGCTGGAAATGCAAAAAAGGAAAATTTTAGAATTGCTCCTAACAGACGCCCTTCTACAATGGACTATATATTAAATCAATTAAATAAATAAAATAAAAAATTATGCCACAACCAACTATTACTACTACTTATGCTGGAGAATTTGCAGGTAAGTACATCGCTGCTGCTCTATTGAGTGGTAACACATTAAGTCAGGGTGCTGTCGAGATTAAGCCAAACATTAAGTTTAAAGAAGTTATGAAAAAAGTAGTTACTTCTGGTTTAATTACAGATGATTCTTGTGACTTCACATCTGCTGGTTCTGTAACACTTACAGAAAGAATTATCCAGCCAATAGAATTTCAAGTAAACCTTGAATTATGTAAAACACCTTTTGAATCAGACTGGGGTGCAGTATCTATGGGATATTCTGCTTTTGATAATTTACCTCCTGATTTTTCAAGTTTTTTAATTGCTCACGTTGCAGAACAAGTATCTGCTAATACTGAAAGCAATATCTGGCAAGGAAATCTTGGTGGAGCGCAAGCTGGAGAATTTGATGGATTTACAACTTTAGCTACTGCAGATGCAGATGTAATTGACGTTGCTGCTGTAGGTGGTGGAGTTAATTCTGGTAACGTAGTTGCTGAATTAGGTAAAATTGTTGATGCAATTCCAAGCACATTATATGGTAAAGATGATTTACACATTTACGTTTCACAAAACATTGCTAAAGCATACGTTAGAGCTTTAGGTGGATATGCTGCTATTACAGATGCTAATGGTGGAGGAGTTGCAAACGGTATTGACAATAGAGGAACATTATGGTACGGAGGTAACGAAAACCTTTCTATTGATGGTGTAAAAATCTTTGTTGCTAATGGTTTACCAAACAACTATGCAATGGCTGCACAAAAATCTAACTTATTCTTTGGAACAGGCTTAATGTCTGATTACAACCTTGTTAAGCTAATTGATATGGCTGACATAGACGGAAGTAAAAACGTAAGAGTAATTATGAGATTTAC